CCGTCAGGTTCGTGATGTCGAAGCCTGCGCGGCGGTAGCCTATGACCGAGAACGCACTACCCGCAGTGGGGTTGGTCGTCCAGGCCGGCGTCACCGTGATCTGCGTGGAGGTGTTGCTGACGATCTCCCGGATCTGACCGGCGCCAGTGCCTGCCGTGATGCGCACCCATGCGCCGGCGACGCTGAACTGGTTGGTGGTCCAGGACTTGGTGCTGTCCGTGATGGTCGTGGCCGCGCCTGCCGTGGCAACGCCTGTCACGTCTGGCGTGTCAAACACGACGACCGCGCCGCCCTCGATCGTGAGCGTGCAGCCGTCGTTCAGCGCGAAACCTGGCTCAATGAGGTAGATGAACCCAGACGGGAAGGTCAGCGCCTGGTTGGCGGCGACCGACGTGACAGGTGCCGCCGGGTTGAACTGCGCCGCGCCGATGGGTTCCTCGATCTCGGGCCGGCTGACGAACAGATGCACGGGCGTGCGGCGGTCTCCGTTGACCTCGACGCGCAGGCGGTTATTCGCTGGCACGACGAGCCGAAGCTCGCCGTCGACGATCGACTGCGTAGCGACGCCTCCCGGGTACACCTTTGCCTCAAAGATCGGCCCAGCGACGAGGCGCACCCGCACGTCGACCGGCTCGTCAGCGCCGATCGTCGTCCAATGGCAACTGACGTTCCCGCCGCTGTCCCAGTATTCGCACTCCGTCTCAGCTACTGCATCCCACTGCATTGTGAATGCGGCGCTCTGCGCACCGCCGACGGCCCCAGCCGTCACGATGTACTTGCTGCTCGCCAACAGGAACGATGGCGCGAAGCCGGCAGCAGGAACGGGCTGGGGGTAGACGGTGACTGCCATAGGATGCTGAAAGAGTTGGCCCCGCCGCCGTGGCTACCACGGCAGGCAGGGCAAGACCGGCTTGCGCCGGTGGTTGGTCACTGCTTGATCAGCCACGCGCCCAGGATCGTGACGCTTGGCGTTGTGCCAGCCGCCGTCAGGCGGAACCGCACGTAACGCGCCGTGCAGTAGTGGAAGGCGTTGGACGCAGCCGTCGCGCCGCCCTCGGTCGCCTGGATCCAGTTGTCGCAGTAGAAGACCCTACGGCCGTTGGGCATCGTGTCGAACGACGCGCCCGGGTAGCCGATCAGGTTGCCGTTGCCGAGCTGCATCACGCCGAGGCGGTAGGCGTTGGTGAAGGCCGTCGAGTTTGAGCCTTGCAGCTCACACGTGTAGACCTCGTCGCCGTCGGCGACATCGCAGGTCGTCCAATCGACTAGGACGGCCATCTTGGCGAACGGCGAGACGCTGGTCGTGTTGACGTTGAAGGCCGGCGGCAGCAGACCGAGGTCGATCACGCGCGCCGCGGCATCGACGGTTCCGTCGGTGGAGCCTGCGGTGGTGCGCGTGATCGTGTCGGTCAGCTTGTCGGCCTGGTCCAGCGGGAAGTTGTAGGCCAGGAAAGCCATGAGTTCACTTCTGCCGCAGCGTCAGCCACGCCGTGTAGTTGAAGCCCGTGGCGACCGTGCCACCGACGATCGTGCGGATGCGGATGTACCGCAGCGGGACAACGGTGTTGCCGTCGCTGGCGCTGGTGATCTGGACGTTGCTGCCGGTGATGACCAGGCGACCGGCCGGAGGCGTGTCGACGCCGTCGCCGTTCGCGCTGGAGTCACCGAAGCTCTGCTTGACCAGCTCGTAGGGCGTGGTCATCGCCGAGTCCGTCGCGCCCTGGATGACGACGGTGTAGACCTCGTCGCCCGTAGCGACTTCGCAGGCCGTCCAATCGACGACCACGTCGAAGGCGTGGAAGCCGGGGCCGAGATCGACGACCAGCGAGCCGTTGGCGGTGTTTTGGACGAGGCCAGCCGCCTTGAGCTGGAGCGAGTCGTCCAGCAGATGGTTGAAGTTCTGGTGTGCCATGTTGGTGCTCCTGGGTTCAGGCGATCGCCGTGGCGTCGCTGATGTCGTACAGACGAGCGACGCAGCGCGGGTGGATGTCCACCACGTTGCAGTACCACTCGACGCGGGTGCGGAAGACGGGCTTGCTGTCCTGCTCGCCCAGGTCGCGGACCTCGATGCCGCCGTTCTGGACCATCTGCAGGCCCATGTCCGACATGGACAGGACGTAGATCGAGGTCGAGCTGTCGGCGTTCTCGTTGAAGCCGAGGCCCTGAAGGCCGGTGCTGGTGCCGAGGATGTCGGCTTCCAGGATCGGCAGACCCGCGTAGGTCGTGATGATGCGACCGAACTCGTCGCGCGAGGTCGCCAGCGACGAAGAGCTGCGCATGAAGGCCGTCATGTTGACCTTCGTCTTCTTCGCCATCAGCAGGTGCGTCGGGTTGTCGACGGCCTGGATGGCTTCGTCGAGCGACTTGATCGACAGGCCCGCGCCGCCGCTGTTCTGGATGATCTGGTCGGCGTTCTCGCCGCCGTCCACGACCGCAGTGCCGAAGCCGCCGCCGTAGCGGACCTGCAGGCCGTCGAAGCCGTTCACGTCCGCCGTCGCGCCGCCCGCAGCGGTGACGCTGCCCTTGACGATCTCGTAGGCGATCCGCTGCGCGAGCAGCTTCGCCTTCATCGTCTCATGTGCCGACCGGATCTCCTGGCCGTGCGTCTGGACGAGGTAGCGGTCCACGTCGAGGTCGCCGCCGATGATCTTGAGCGGGACGCTGCGCGTCTCGACGGTGCCAGCGCTCTCGGTGTAGGAGCCGTTCACCGCGCGGAACTGGACCGAGCCAAGGCCGGCCTCGCGCGTCCACGCGAAGCTGTTGCCCTGGATGGTGACCATCGGCATTGCCGCGAGCAGAGGCGAAGCCTCCGCAAACGTGGACAGGATGCCCGCCTTCTTGAACTCGCCGTTGTTCTGCGCGATCAGCGCAGACTGATACAGACTGACTGCCATGGTTCTCTCGTGTGTGTGTTGGCCCACACGAGAACACCGACAGACAGCCTAGCCCGGACGCTACGCAGTGGAGTTTCCACGGTTCAGCAGTTCCCTTGTGGGCAGTAGTTGCTGCCCGGGGTTTGCTGCGCGACCGGCACCGCCAGTCTGCGAGCCGCCACCGGATCCCCCGGTGCCTTGTGCCACGAACAAGCCGCGCGTCGAAGGTGCTTCCCGCATCTCCGTGATCAGCTCGTCGAATCCCATCGGGTCGCTTGATCCCGACTTCTTCGTGACGCGAGGCTTCCCGCCCGCGTCAACGATGGAATGCTTGAGGTTGCCATCCGCGTCCTCGTCGACGCGGATGTACTGCTTGGCCAGCGTCAGGATCGCGTCCATCGACTGCGACCCGCCGAGCTTGGCCACGACCGGGGCGAGTTCGCCCGCCACCATGCGCTCGCGCAGCGCGGCCGTCCGGGCCGTCAGCTTGCCTTCGAGCTTGGCGCGCTCCTCGGCCATCTTCGCGTTCACGGCGGCTTTGAAGTCGTCGATCTCCTTGCTGCCCTTGAGCTGGCCGGCCTGGAGCTTCTCCAGCGCCTCGCGCGCCTCGGAGGCCTTGGCCGGGTCGATGCCGTCGTAGGCCTTGATTGCGGCCTTGGCCGCGTCCCGCTCGCTGCGCGCCTCGGTCAGCGCCCGCTTCAGCCCGCCCACGTCCTCGACGCCCCAGCCTTCCTTCAGCGCCTCGACGACGAACTTGTCGCCGCTCTGCTTGGCGGCGTCGCGGAGACCCTCGGGCAGGTCAGTCAGGCTGTCGGCGATGATGCGGAACGGCATAGTGCCTTTCGGTGTATATCGGCAGGCGCACCCGCGCTAGGGGGTCGTCAGTTCGCGGATGCCTCGTCCGCCATCTGCGCGATGCGCTTGGCCACCGCCGCGCCGAGGTCGCGCACCGTGTCCGAGGCGTAGCCCGTGGCGTAGATGACCGTCGCCTCGACGCCGTTGGGCGCCGTGCCGCCGGCGACGGCGATGGACAGCCCCTTGCGGGTCATGTACGCGACCAGGTCGCCGGCGCGCGCCATCATCGCCTGGGTCAGGTCGGGGTCGGAATGCGGCTTCATGCGTCCTCTGGGTCAGGGATGCGGTCGAGCTGGCGCAGGCGGTCGATCGACAGCGGCTGCAGGTCCTTGCCGACCATCTGCGCGAAGGTCAGGTCGCCGGCACGCCACGCCGCGGCGCGCGTCGGGCCGAGCATCTCGTCCTGCACGCTGCGCGGCTGACCTTCCAGCCACTCGGGGAAGGTCGTCGAGGCAGGCACCGGCCCGTCCACGCTGGCGCGGTTGCCGACCTCGCGGCCGGTCCAAGGGACGATGCTGCTTCGGCAGTTCGGGTGCAAGGGAGGCATCGGCCCCTTGCCCATCTCGAACACCTTGCCATCGTTGGCCGCGCAGATGATGGAGGTCTTGGAGTCGAGCGTGGCCACGAACTGGTACTGGTCCACGCCGAGGTCGGCGAACGTCTCGGCGCGGGTCGTGGCGCTGGCGTGAGCCGCCGCCGTGCGCACCATGGCCCGGAGC